TCCAAATCAAACTGAATGATATCTGCAACCTGCCCACCAATATCGTTTACTTCGCATAAGATATAAGCATTATTATAGTTCTTTGCAACGTCAATAATGATATTTGGGAAAATGATAGGTTTGATCTCATTGTTCCTATAACGAGCAACAACCTCATAGGGAACAGTTGTTGTGTCCACCACCACAAATGCAGAATAGTCATTTGAAGTTCCTCGCGCAACGTCTACAGTTATGATATAATTGTGTTCTGGTTCGGCACGTTTATAAACTGCAAGTCCTTTTGATTCTTTAATTGGATCATGATATGGCATGACCCTTAACTTACTAGGACTAATCAGAGTATCAACAGAGCCAAGAAACTCGCACTCAAACTCAACCTTGAACTGCTGTTCTGAGGTGTTTTTGATTGTTTGTTCTTTCCAAGCAGCATCTCTACCAGGAACCGCAGACCAATGAACCTCTGTTGGAATATATTCGTTCTTTCCTTTCTCTGCATCATGCCAAAGTTTATAGAACATATTCATCCCGTGTGGGGTAGAAATGATAATAACTTTTGTTGATTTACCAGAAGAAATAGTAGGATAGACAGAACTGAAAAACTGGTCAGCAATGTGATTCGGAACGAACGCGAACTCGTCCAGGAAAATAACATTAAAAGACATACCCCGTACAGCAGATGACGAAGTAGAAGCAGCCATGATTTTACTTCCGTTTTCCAATTCCAAGCTTCCTCGGT